CTTGCTGAGGATTTTAGGGATTGGATTGTTTAAGAAGATCTTGCTATAGTAAAAATCATTCCTAAAAATAAAAGTGCGGCAACCAATATTGCACCACTAATCATAAGAACTTGTTTCATATTTTCAGCACGTTCTCTTTCTTCCTGAAGTTTTTTACGACGAGCTTCTGCCGCAGCTTCTTTAGCTTCGCGTATGCGTTTAGCTCTTTCGTCTACGATACTTCTCCATGTTCCATGACCAAACCGCATATCAACCATACTGGCTATTTCGCGCATTTGTTCTTGGGCTAACTTTGCATCTATTACTTCTCTAGCAACATTAGTAACACCAAACTGATCACCAACACTAACGCCAGACTGTTGGCTACGACGTTGTTGGACTTGTTTTTCTCCCTCAAAGAGTTTGTCTATAAAACCCGCAATCTCACCAACATCATTAGCAGTACCAATAGCACCTTTAATACCATCAACAGCACTTTTGAATAAGGCTATCCCTGCGAGAGCAGTGGATATGGGTTCCATATCATACCTCCCGCATACGGGAGACTAACCGTTCAGCACGATTTGTTACTTGGTGATACCATTTTGAGTCAACCATCTCATCGGCTGCTTGCTGCCAATCACGTGCATTGACACCAGCTTTCATACCTTTGAATTTGCTTAACCGAGGGTATCCCATATTGAACATCATATTTGCTATTATTAGTTGCACTTCTTCTGGTAAGGAATCAAAGTCGGGGTACAATCGTTCACAGTCTTCGAGGACTGTTCCAACATCTTTATTAAAGCACTCTGCGACTCTATCTGTTGTGATAAATGTTCCGACTGGACGGTTATACTCTTCGTCAGATTCAGTGACCAAGTGACCAATCCCAAAAGTAGGCAGACCCAAATGATCCAAGTATATTTCATACTTACACCCCTCATCTGCTTCTATTTGTTTCCGTAATACTTCAAGATCCATTATGCTAATCCCATGATACCTTGGTTACGACGATTTGCTATTGCACCACCTAACTCATCGCGAGGAAACAGAGAGGAAAAGTTCGTAATCCCTGCACCCTGACTAGCTCTAGGTGGTGGTTGTATCTGTGGTGCGCTCGCTAATTGCGTAGGCGCAGGAGTAGTAGGGGCAATAGGTGGTGCGCTCACTACTTGTGTAGGTGCAGGAGGAGCAGCAACAGCGGCAAACTCATCACCCATCTCAGGTGGCTTTCCTGTGCGCTCTACTTCTTCTTTCGGTGTTTCTACATCTTTACTAAAACTATCGCCAAGTTGGTTAAGTATATTTGCGTAAACTTTAGATCTACGTTTATTCCAAAACTTTTGTATAGGAGTTTTTCCACCATACAGTGTTTTAAGCTGCGCTACTGAAGGTGGACTTGCAAAAATACTTGCCATAATATTATTAGTGAAAATAGTTCTAAATGCCGCTAATTCTAATTTAGCAAGACCAGCTACAGCGGAAGCAGCTTGAATTTGCCCACCAGCATCTATTTGGAAACCCGCTAAAAAAGATGAGTAAATACGATTATCTTTCAACTCTTGCATATACGGACTTTTTGCGTCGTACTTAGGCACATCACCTTTTAATGTAGATGATTGGAACAGAGGTTTGAATTTACTGTAATCGCCTGAAAAATTCGTTAGTTCAGTAAAGGCTTGTGCTAGACCTGAAGGCTTTACTACATTTAAACCCTGTTTATCAAAAGTAGAATTAGCATCTAATATCTTTTTGAAAACGGCTGCTCTCATATCATTAGCAGTTTTGCCATTTAAGCCGCCGTTCTTATTAACAAATGTAATAATTTCAGCTTCTGTCATTTCATTAACAGAAGTTAAAGCTCTTTCACCGACTGTCATCCTGCGTGACATAGCAGCATTTACACCATCAGATTGTAACCATGATGATTGCCTAGCTATATTTTCTAGTGCTGCGCGGTCGCCAGCATCAGGAACCATTTTTGCAAATAACTTATTATCTGATTCCATGATTTGGCGTATACGTTGCTGAGTCAAAGCAGGGTTTTGGTATAGCCAAGTTATAAAACCATCTTGTACATCTGCTATTAATTGGTTAGCTGCAAGTTTGCCATCTGGTTTATTTCCAGAAGCAGCTTTTGACATTTTTGTAAAATAATCCCAATCACGAGCGGTAAACTCACCCTTCCAAAACTTTTCAGCAAGCTCATTTGGCATAACTTCTGATTTGCGGGAAAACATACTAGCTATATTAGAAGCATTTAATGTATCTGCTTTTAATTTCACTAAAGTTTTTGCTTCATCATATGCTTGTAAAAACTTTGTACCACCACCTTGGGGGTTAGCTAATACATCATCTATTGCATCAATAAGTTGTTTAGCTGATTTAGAATCAGGACCATCCATTAAACTACTAGCTCTATCTCTTAAACCTTTAAGCTGGCTTAATGCATCAAAACTTAATTTTTTACCTTTATCTTTCACAACCAGTTTAGAAACTGTTGGGTCAATCACATTTAGAATGTCATTGGTTATTGCAGCAAGGTCACCGCTTAACTCACCTTCTACTCTTTTACTTGTTTCAGTGGCAAACTTCCCTTTTTGGTCAAGGGGAATACCTGTATCAGTTCGGCCACCTTTAGGCACAGTACGAGTTTGTGTACCAAGTTGAAGTACTCTAGCTACCTCTTTTACAGGGCTTAAATCAAAAACCACACCTTCAGCATCCGAAGTATTAAAGGCTTTTTTGTATGCTTCATCAATAAGTTCATTATGGGATGTCTGTACTCTACCAGCAGATCTGCGTATGTTTTCCTCGATAACTTCTAGTGTCATACCTTCGGGTAGTTTACCACCGAACCTATTAGCCACTATTTGATAGACTTGTTCAGCTAAATCATCTTGCTGTAATTTGGTATAGGTACTTAATTCATTTGCATTGAATGAATCAAAATTACTTGCTGCTTTTTGTTGTAATTTTTCGTACAGTTTACGTTCTTGGTTATTTAACAAACGTCCTGGAATACTAGAAGTTCCTGCTGTTTGAGTAAATGCAGCTTGAATTAATTTATTATCTGTTGCTAATTGTGCTGCTCCAAATAATGGTAAACCAAGACGCTGTGCTGCTTCTTGCGCTGCTAAAGATCGCTCTCCCGCTTTTCCAGCAAGAAAAGAACCACCTGTATCATCAGTAAGAATTTGTCTGACTTTACCGCCAGCTATAGGTAATATCTTAGTTACTAGACCATCTATTAAACCGATTGTAGCAGCATCTTTCACACTGAGTTTTTCAAGTAATTCATCTTGATTCATAGAAGTTTCATCAAGGACAGCTTGATCAATTAAATTTCCTATTGTAGCTCCACCAGCCGCACCAAGAGCAGGAAAATAAGGGGTTAGTATTGTACCTACTACACTTCCAACGGTAGTAAAGTTTGCGACATTACCTGTAAAACTAGCTACTTCATTACTAACATCAGAAAACCCTGTAGGGTCTACATTGAATACATCACCTTCTTCTGTAATGCTGTATATTTCTGAGAATTTACCGCCACCAGTCGGCACTCTAGAGTATTTACCATCAGGATAATGTTTTTTAAAATATGCTTGACGGTCAGCAAAAGTGCCTGTCATACGTCTACGAGCTAATCCATCTGATACATTAAAGCTCATTGGACCGACAGCTTTACCGCCTTGCCAATTATCACCAACAGTTTCACCCACAACTTGATCAATACGCATGAGTTCAACTTCATGAAACTCATTTAATTCTTCCATGGTTCTTGCATCACGAGCTTTAGTAATATCTATTTCTAAAGGCTGAAACTCATTAGGGTCAGGCTCACCTAACCCTATAATGCGTAAATCATTTTGTATTTGTGCTTCAAAAGCTGCTGCATCAATATCTTCATCTGGATCGGTGGCAATAAAATCTGCACCAGTAAAAGGTGTAAACCTAGCCCCTCCAGGAGTATATTGCAAATCGGGTGTTGTTGTAGTCTCTGGCGCAGAAACTCGTGCGCTGATTCCAGATCCCACACTAGGAGCTACTGCACTACTCGTAGTTCTTGCAGATACTGCCATCAATTGCTCTCAGTCACACTAACAAAAGTATCATAGGTTGTAGCTGGATCCATTCCATTTAGTTCTGGATTCGTAACTAAAAGGTTAGGCCAGTTTGCGATAAAAGAGTTTCTATCTGCACTGTTTTTTACAGCATTAAATGCAGCTATCTCATCTGCTGGCACAAAATCAGCTTGACCTTGATCATTAATTACAGCAAGACTTCCTGCTGGAGGAGCATCTACAGAGGCTTGTAATTGGCTAACCATTTCTTGTGTGATTACAGGATTAGCTGCCCGAATATCTTTTAAGCCTTGATTAAATTTAGCATATTTTTGTTCTGCACCGATGCCTTGATTTTCTTCTTTAAGCAAAAACTCACTAGAATAATCAGCTTCAACTCTAGCTCTGGTTTTTGCTGCGGCAAACACTTTCTGTAAAGTTTTTAGACCATCTGGTGAAACACCAATATTTGGACCAGCATCTATGATCAATTGAACTTCAGACTGGTTGAGGTTTCCAGGGAAACTTTCAGCCATCATAACAGCAAATTGTGCTCCAACAGATTTTAACAATTCACCGCTGGCTACATCGTTACCTGTTTCACCTGAGAACAATTTATTAAACTGTTCTTCACCAATTAAAGACCTAAGTTTATCTCTACCACCAACTTCATCCACCATTTTTATAACACTTAATCGCGTTTCAGCAAAAGCACCTGTGCTAAATTTATTAGAGGCTAATACCGATATATCAGCTAAACTAGAAAGTTTATCGGCACTTTGAGCCCCTTCTCCTATGTCTTTAATTTGTTTGCCAAGCAGACCAGCAAACTCTTTATCAAGTGCTTCATTAGGATTGTATTGTGTGGTGACAGTATTTTTACCTTTAATGAAAGCATCAATAGTTTTACCAATATATAAATCTCTAGCGGCTGCTTTTTCGAGGTCTGTGCCTTCTGTATTAGCAAAAATCATTTGAGCTTTAGTGTTCATTAGATTGGTAAACTCAGGATCTTTAGTTGTGAGTTTATCAGATAAGAATCCCATCTCATTTTTAGCTTTTGCTATATCTGCCGCAGTTGATTGCTCATTATTTACAATAGCAGAAGCTGAATTATATCTATCCATAAGTGCTATAAACTCAGGTGGTTGTATCCCTGTACCTTCAGCCCCTTCAATTTTAGTAGCTGATTTTGTACTAGGGTCAAAAGCAAAATATCCTGTAGTAGCATTACCAAATATTTGATTTGCCTTACCTGACCCTGCTTTTGCAGTTTGCACAGCATCTTTATCATCTAAGTAAAAATATCCAAACTCAGAATCACCAAATATTTTAGGTGGTGGAGCACCTGTACCTTCTGCGACTTGTGTGGTCGTTTTACCATCCTCATTTAAAACATGATAACCCATTTTAGAATCACCAAACGGTGTTTTCTTACGACCTAACCCTTCTTTCAATGTAATAGGTACGGTAGGATTTTTGGGATCAACGGCATAGTAACCGAATGTTGCATCACCAAAAGTTTTTAGATCAGGGATCTTAAGTAAATCAGGTGCTACCTTTAATAGTAAATCAGACTCAGCTTTAGCTTTAGCTGTCTTACTTGCTGCGGTAGCTTCTGCTGTCT